GGTGCTATACGTTGCTCGGCTGGATACCAGCTTACTTGCAATGAATCCTCAATAATATTGCCATCGGTAAATAGCGCCGAGATTTTAGGTAGTCTTTCAAAAGCACCAAAAACTGAATAGCCAGTAAGCCCTTGCGTTGGTGATACCGGGAATGTAGGCTGCAACGATATTTTGCCGCCTAAAATAAGGAAATCCAAAAAGAAATATGGGGCATGTTCATATGCCCAGTCACGGACATTAACAGGTGAACCTATCACACCATCGTAAAACAATTGATTCTGGATGCAAATTTTACTTGCTGCTTGGAAGCCATCCCAATCAATCATGCTTTCTGGTATTAAATTGTTAGCGCCTGCTGCTGGAGCGCGTAACAAATGACGCAATATTTCAGGGAATAAATGCGTTGGCCCTGTTATAGAACCTGGCGATGAATAGCCGCTACTACTACCAGTTTCTGGATCTACCATTCGGATTACATTAATGCCTTGCTTTGCGTAATAAGTAAAATTATTAAAGTCGTTCCATTCCTTGCCGCTGCGTAATTGCAACCCTATCAACGCCATATTGTCATAAATTGGAGTAGTTCTGTTTTGCCGCTGCTCGTTAACGTAAACGACTTGATGTTCTGGCCCATTCTGATGGCTGCCTTCTTGCTGGTCGTATAAATAAACATCCGCTACAGCATCATAATTTTCAGCTACAGATTGACCTTGAGTAGTATCAGCTATTTCTTGCACTATCAAATCAGGCAAGCTAATACCAATGTCTTGAACTCGTACCACACTGTTGCCTGCTCTATAACCAGAACCTCTATTTGCTGGCACGACATAAGCGGTGTAAATATTTCGCTCTGATGATGTCAAATCTAACAACGAATATTCAAAGTTACTAGGCGGCATTGCAGACCCCGCAGGCTTTTTAAACGCATACTGGCCTGATGCCATAGGGTCGTCGCTATTGCCTGTAACAGTAATGACCGCGCCAGGCACAGCAGAACAAGACCACATATAACCGCCTAATGTATAACCTTGCAACTCGCCAAAAGGTGTAGTTGAGGCTGATGTTAAATCCAGTTGCACCTGAATCTGCATCCCTGGGTCAAGGTCAACACCTGGCGGTGCGTAAGAATAAGTTGCGCGGCCTGTGAATCTTTGCCCTAAACCAGTTGGTAATGGCGCTCCTAAAACATCAATATGTAACCATTTCATTGAAAAGCTATCAGAACCTGCTTTCGCAATAGCCGTAAATTGTTGAGTGCTGCTGGTTTCTGTTGCTATTACACTTACAGTCAAACCACTGCCAGGACCACTGATGGTTGTAGTCGCAAATGTAGCCGATCCTTGCTCGGCATTTGTTAAATAATTAACTGCGCCTAGTGATTGAACAGCTCCTTGCTCAGGCTTTCCACCAAAGAACATTACGCTATTGGTGCCCATTGACTGCGTTATCACTTCTGTTGAACCTTTATAACTAATCTCAAATCCTCCGTTATTTACGTAAACGCCATACTTTTCTAGCCCTCCTGATCTAGCATCTAGAACTCTGGTGCTTATGCCTGTCGATACATTAAGAATTGAACCACCAGCTAGTGGTCTTAATCTTATTTCGTATTGCACATCATCTCTTGGAAATTTAATGCGTATAAAATTAAATTGGTCTACAGGTGTGCGACCTCTTACGCAGAACGGCCCGGCGCTATCTTCTAAAGTAATCCAAGCTTCAGTTCCCTTTTCTCTTATCTGCAACCTAAAGAAAGAATACCTTAAGCCGTATTCACTATATTGTCCAACGATATAATTATTACCGCCTGCTTCAATTGCAGCAAGTGTCGTTTCAGCCGGTTGACTTGAGAAGTTACTCATGCCATTAAACCGCTTCCATACTTGCGATTTAATGCCAATTTCAACTTGGTTTAATTTACGTGTTGTAGTTATATTGGCAACAGCTAACTTAAGCAACGTCGCGCCATTGCAGGGGTTAACATATTGCGCTAAATTCCTCGAGTTAAAATCTGGCGCATGTATTATGATTTGCTCTGACGCCCGCCGTACTCTACCTGCTGTTAAAGCTTTGAAGAAATAAGCTTTTGGTGCTGTAGGACTCCATATTGTAGTAGCTGGATAAGAGCCAGTACAAACAGCTTCTACTTCATGTATTAAATAAGTTTCGCCGGGGATCAATACTTCATCGCATGATATGCGGTAATTATCGTCTTTTGTCGCTATATCCTGAACACCAAATTCACCAAATGTATTTGGTATATTACCGCCATACATCCAAAATTCAATTACTGAACCGATTGATACATTTACATCTTGCCATCCAGTGCTATGGGTAGCACCATCTACTTTCATTATGCCTGTACGGCTAGCATAATGAGATTCAATTTTATCGCGTTCATTGTTTGCTTTACGTGCTGTTTCTGTTTCTTTTTGCCATTGCTGTAAAGCGCCTGCTACATCTCCTCCAGTACCTGGATTTACAAATGGCGGGAATGATACCCGCACACGCTTATATGGCAGCCGCCAGTCTTGAGCGTTACGCAATGGCTCTGATACGCCAAATTGCGTCATTGTTGTAGGTATCCTTACACCGCTAAATAACGGTTGCATACCAGCATTGGAATAATCAGCTAGGAATACATCTGTACCCCGCGCTGCTAATTGGCCTGCTACTAGATTTGCTGTTGTTAGTCTGCCTTCGCCTGCAACACCACGTTTAGAATAAACAGCGAATTTATTTTCTTGATAGCCACGTATTAAGCTATCGCCGATTGCAAAACCTTTAATGCTTGGGATAGCTGCTAATACACCAGCACCAGCCAGGAATATAGCTAGTAATTCCTGGCCATCGCCCTGGCTAAGTAATTGCGACCATAGCAGTTTAGTCTCAACCCTTACACCGCCATATGTTGTGGAGCCAAGCGTTTGCCGGTTAGCAAATACCAATGGCATTACTTCGCCAAGTCTTGCCAGTGGTTGTACTGATGTAAAACCATCTACATTAGTAAACCTATTATCAGCGCTTACGCTTGCGCCTGTTACATCACTGCCGCCTTGTTGTTGCCCTGGGTCAGATCGTTTCGGTAGTTTAGGTTTTGGTGCTAATGCCTGTGCCGCGAAGCTAAGGCTTGCGCCAACTATTGTTGTTATAAGAAATGTTTCAAAGCCTGTGCATACCACCTCCGGCACATGGTCATACGCTGGATCCCGCTCTGGGCGATAGTTTGCTACCTCATTTGCGTACCAGTTATATTCTTCAATCGTCAGCCCTAAAGTATCAATTAATTGCTTTTCCCATGGCAATATCGCGCCTCGTATCTGACGGTTGGGGACCATACTACCCGGTTGGTTTGTGCGCTGCAATGAAGCCATCCGGTTTCAAAATAAACGGCTAGCCCATAGCTATCAACAGCTCGGACTAACGCAATAATACCAGTTTCGCCTGGTGTTCCCCACAAGTCTAATTGCTCCTTAAAGATGCTGGTGTCACCTGCATGTAAACGCCGATACCAATTGCGGGCAGGGACTGGCGCTTCAATGCCATACCATCCCAACACCCACCTACATAAATTAATGCAGTCGGTCGCGCCATGCCGTGCTGGCTCAGCACCAAGCCTGTAAGGCAAGCCAATGAGATCAGCCGGACCTGATAGCGCCCGTGCTTGGTAATGCTCCGACCATTTCGTAGGTAATACGTGCATTGGGCGCTTGCGCACCAATTGCATCAAGGGCATTGCTAAGTTGGAGTTCAACGGCTTGCGTACTATATCCAAGTCCCGTGGCAATCCATAATTCATTACCTAATAATACCCCTGGTGCATAGGTATCAGTTAATTGATAAGTTTCCACCTTTACTGAGTAACTACCATTTACTGCATCTTGCACCCAGCTTAACGTAAGCGGGTTGGCAGGTAATAGCAATTGGCTGCTGATGTTATCACCGCTTTTTGATTTTTGCGCACCGCGATAAACAAACGGTAATAAATTCCAGTTTTGACCATTAAAGCCAAATGCAGTGCCTTCTGTAAAGAAGTTTTGCCATCTTTGCACCGCGCCAGCAGGTGATATAAAAGTAGCAAAATTACCAATAATAAATAAACTCATCGTAGACCTACCTGTCTGCGATAAGCAGGTGAATTACGCATCTGCGACGATACCTGAGCAGCGCCAGCTTTAGCACCTGCGGAAGCGGCACGTTTTTCTGTTGCCATCATCGCTGCCTGCAACTGGTCAGTGCTGACATAATCCTGTCCCAGGAATCTAGTTGTTTCAAAGCTCATTGATAATACAGGAGTTGCCGCCGCGCCAGCGCCCATTGCATCGCTGCTGCTATTACCGCTGCTACTACCGCCTTGGCGTTGATAACGCGCCATTGCTGCTGCCGTCGCATCCGCTGGAACGATAGTGCCTGAGGTGCGTGGCACGAACAACTCAGGGCCTTTCTCGCCGACCAGCGATGGCCTGCCAATTGGTGGGATGCCACCTTCGGCAAAAGCAAACATCCTTTGCGAGCCCAGGCTGCCTACTCCTGGCGCTATCTCAGGCATTTGGAATCCTTGGGCTCCCCCTCCTCCTCCTCCACCGCCAAATAATCCGGCCAGTGATTTTGCTATTGCGATTGCAGTGTAAGTAGCAATCATCTTTGCGCCTTCTTGTATTAATATTTGTCCAATGCTTTTCAAGAAATCAGAGAATATTTGTTGTGCATTTGCGGTGCCTTCAACTAAACCTTGGATGCCAGAACTTAGTGAATTACCTATAGCATCGCCAATGCCTTGCGATACCGTTACCGCAACACCTTCAAGGTTTTGCAGTTCAGTGCTTGCCTGCTTTACGAATTCTTGTAACGGGCTTTTAGGTTGCAATGCTGCTAATTGCGTTTGCAAATTCAATCGCTCCAATTCAATTTGTAATATTAAATTTTGAGCATCTTTTTCCTTAACAACTCCATTGGCTCTTGTATCAGCAAGTGCTGCTGCATCACGGTTAAGTTCTTTTTCTCTTGCTATCGATTCCAAGCGTAGTTTTTGCTCTGGAGTTGTAGCCCGCGCAATGGCTAGTTGGTCCTGCAATACTAAATACAAACGTTCTGAATCAGTTAATTGTTTGGCTATTTCTTCTGATGTTTTTTTATTATTTTGTTGGCTCTTATTTTGCAAATTATCTAATTGGGCTTCAAGAGCAAGCTCTAATCTTTTTTTATCACTTTCTCCTTTTTGTATTGCGGCGGCCCTTTGCAGTTGTCTTTCAGTTTTATCTTTAATTTTTTGAGCTTGCGCCATAGCGTCTATATATTGAAAAGTGGCCTCATTAACTAATTTTTGATTTTCAAGAATAAGTACAGCTTGATTGTTTGCTAATATTAATTGGTTAATTTCTTTTTCGTTTGTTTGATTTTTTTGTAATTGGAAAGCAGCGCTTTCTCTTTCAAGTGCATTAACTGTTTGTAAAATATCTACTTGCCTGGCATTAAGCATATCTCTATATTGAGCAATGTTCTTCAAATAATTAATTTCATCTTGCCTGTCTTTCTTTCCCCCTTGGTCTTTTTGGGGGTCATCAAATTTATCCGTTTGCTCAGAGACTGGAATTGGATACCGGCCAGCCATACCAGTTTTGCCTAATTGTTGCGGCGTAAGATTTGGATCTCCTTTAGGAATAGATCCCCTTATTTTTTGTAATAAAAGATAAGCTCTAGTTAATGGGTCAATTGATGCTAGAGTTTCTAAAACAATTGTTTTGAAGAAAGATTGTATGCCTTTTAAATTGTCATTGCCTATTAAATTAGCTATTGATTTATTTGATTCATCAATTTTTTCTTTAAATATTTTTAATGCAGCTACTGCAGCCTTAACCATTTCTGTTATTGAATTTTGAAAATCGGCTCCGATAGGTTGAAATGTTTGCCCAATTGCAAATTTAAGCTCGTCAAACGCGACAGTCATTCTTGCTCCTGATTCTTCACTTGAATTTGCAACTTTTGCAGCGGTTTCGCCATATTTAACTTGCAATGCAATTGCAAACTTCATTACATCATTTAGGCCAACAACACCATTTTCAAGATCTTTTTGCAATTCAGGCAATGTCCTGCCAGTTGCTTCTGCGAAAGCAGTAACAGCGCCAGGAAGTCGTTCGCCTAATTGGCCACTTAGTTCTTCAGCCGTTACCTTGCCTTTGCTAAATACTTGCGACATTGCAAGGATTGCTCCTTGTACATCTGCGGTGCTTCGGCCAGTCGCCTTCATCGCAGTTGCTATACCTCTAAATACAATCTCGGCGTCATTCACGTTGCCGCCAGCACCAATTACAGAAGCTGATAGCCTTGTGAAACCAGAAGTTGCCTCTGCAATTGGCACATTGAGAGATTTGCTAATTGAATTAATAGCGTTCTGTGCATTGCTGTATTCTTGGGATGTTTTGGTGATTCCTTGTAATGCAATATTAAGTTTTGTAATCTCCGATGCATATGTTGCGGTTTCACCGATTGCTTGCCTAAGCACCCCGACTTGGGCGCCAATAGCGCCGCCAGTAGCAGCCCCAAGCGGGCCACCAACTGCCGCGCCAATGCCAGCGCCGACAACCCCTTCGGGACCACCAAAAACGCCAGATGCAGCAATCGCGCCAGCCGTTTGCGCTGCACCAGCAAGCCTCCCGCCACGGCTTCTTGTGCCTTGAGCTTTTGCTACTTGTGCGTCAAGTCGTGCGGCCTCTGCAGTTGCTTGCTTAAATTCTTTACTTGCTATATCAACACTGCCAGCTAACTCGCGCCAAGAAGCGGAATATGCTTTTAAATTATTTGTACTTTGTACAGTTGTTGCTTGTACTTGCTTTAATTCTGCAGCAAGAGTTCCAAATTTAGTACTTGATAATGTTGCTTTATTGGCAATATCATTAAGCTTCGCGCCTAAATCTACTAAAACTTTATCGCCCTCAGCCCTGATGCGAAGTCTGATTTCAGAGGTGATGGTGCTCATTTGTTTTTACTGTTCATTGCGGATAGGGCTGCCATTTCCATAAGCTGCACCCCTTCAAACATTGCGACTAGGTCTTTTACTGCATACAGCTTACATAGCCATTCTAAGCTTTGGTAGTTGAACCCAGTTGCGCCGCTAAACCCGCTGACCCACTGCGTACTCATACGCAAAAACATTATGACGATGTCCCAGTTTTCTTCCCATACCTCAAAATCTTTTGATTGATTACGAAGTTGCATTTCCGCAATAGCGTCAGGCATCATGCCTAACGCTTTTAAGTCGTCTTGAGTTTCTTCCTCGCCTGCTGTAGCAACGCCGCACCAATAAAGCGCGGCGTCTTTTAGTTTTTTGCTGGCTCCCCTAGAACGCTATCTGAATATGCTCTAATTACTGCTTTTACAAAACAAGAATCATCGCATAGATCTTTTCTTGCTTTTTGAGAAAATGGGATATCTTTGCCGTCTTCGTCTTTTATGCCGTCCCATCCTTCAAGGATGCCATCAATAAAGGCATCATCACCTTTATCAACCAATAAGTTAAAGGCTGTGCGGCCTAACTTTTTGAAGACGGCATCAAACGTTTGTTTTTCAAACTTGCCGCCATCGACTGGCGTCTCAACTTTGACAGGCCACTTATAAGAAGCAGCCTTTTTGAGAATAAATGCCATGAAATTTAGGTGTAGGCGAGTGTAAATTCGTCGTTACCTGCAGTGCTAGGCACCAAGGTGTACGGCAAGTTTAGCATGACCATACCGCTGTTATCTGAGTAAGTAGGAGCACCAAGGCTTATTGCATTGGCAGCCGAAGCAAGCGTGACAATGTTGCCGGCAGTTGCGCCATGCACAATTGACAGGTTTCCCGTAGTTGATCCGATTGCATCAGTAAAGAAATCATGACTTGCCAAAGTTGGCATTTCAATCACCAAACTGCCACTGCTAGACCGGTTTGTAATCAGAACTTCTTTAGTGCTATTGATTAAATCAAAAGAAACAACTTCATTGCCAACATCAAGCTGACAGCTTTGCAAAGGCAAATCGGTTTCGCTGAATAATGTAAATGCAGTGGTATTTGTATCGTTGAAGATTCTTGGTGTTGCTTGGGCTGTAAAGGTTGGGGTTGGATCTGCCGTATCGGTAGGAGCTACATACTGCCCGGTCATCGTAAAGTTAATAACTGGGATTTGGTTA